AACCGGAACAGCGGCGATTGGAACAAGTGCAGCTTTTCCAATGGATGCTTCAACACCACAAGCCCGAAAATTTACCTGTTCAATAAGCCTTCTGAATGGACTTATGAAGATTGGCTGAACAGTGAACCCCGCTATTTGCTGAATCAGATTCCGGGGGATGTGCTTGAATACATTTGGCTTTCTGATATGACGGATGAAGAAAAGGCGGCACACCCGGAAGCAGAAACAACAGGCGGTTATCTGAAAGTTTTGGATAATTCCGAATGTGCGGTTATTTGGTGGCGTGGGCTTTCTGACCGTCAAAAGGCAATTATCACAGCAATTCCGAATTTCGACAAGGCTATTTTCAAAGAGATCACCGGGATTGATGTTGATGAAGATTAAGGGGGTGCTGATTTATGCAGCTATTCCCCCACCAACAGAAAGCCCTTGACCTGACAGCCGGGAAAAATCGGGTTGCATATTACCTTGATATGGGTTTAGGGAAAACATTTGTAGGCGGCGAAAAGGCGGATTCTTTCCCTGAAAGAATTGTGCTGATTTGTCAAAAATCCAAAATTGACGATTGGATCAGCCATTTCAAAGAGCATTACCCGCTGACCGTGTTTGACCTGACGAACAAAAAGCAGCTTGAAGAATTCACGGGAACAATCGGAAAGTGCGTGGGCGTTATCAATTATGATTTGGTGTTCAGGCGTTCATATTTCGCCCATATAAGCGGTTTTACAATGATGCTTGATGAAAGTTCCATTATTCAGAATGAAACGGCGAAACGGTCAAAATTTATCCTGAAAATGCAGCCCGAAAATGTGATTTTGCTATCCGGCACACCAACAGCCGGGAAGTATGAAAAATTGTGGTCGCAGCTTCGGTTGCTTGGATGGAATATCAGCAAAGAACTTTTTTACAAGCAGTATGTTGAAACGGAATGGATTGAAGATCACAACAGCGGGTTCAGAATTCCCCATGTGGTAGGTTACAAGAATGTTGACCGCCTGAAAAAGAAACTTGCTGAACACGGTGCAATCTTTATGAAATCGGAAGAAGTGTTTGACCTTCCCGAACAAGTGATGATCCCGGTTCATTCCAAACCAACAAAGGAATACCGGAAGTTCATGCGGGATGCAGTTATCACCATTGAAGGGCGTGAATTCATAGGCGATACCACACTTTCACACCGTACTTATTCCCGTATGATGTGCAGCTACTTAAACAAGGAACGGGTTGCAGCCTTTAAGGATTTGGTGCAATCCACAGAAGATAGGCTGATTGTGTTCTATAACTTCAATGACGAATTGAACACCATGCAAGCCGCCCTTGCCGAATTGGAACGCCCTTTTTCGGTGGTAAATGGGGAAACAAAAGACCTTGCCGCCTATGAGGAACACGGGGATTCAATCACCTTTGTTCAGTATCAGGCGGGGGCAATGGGGCTGAATTTGCAGAAGGCAAACAGAATTATTTACTTCGCCCTGACAGATAGAAGTGAACTGTTTGAACAGAGCAAGAAGCGAATTCACAGGATCGGGCAGGAAAAGACTTGTTTCTATTACCTTATGATTTGCCCCGGAACAGTTGAAGAAGATATTCTTCACACTTTGGAATTAAGAAAGGATTACACAGATGAACTATTCAAGAAATATCAAGAAGGCTTCGATTGGTAAGCGTGTTCTGATTTCATGGGTAGTGGTAGCAATTATCTTTTCCCTTGTAGGGTTCGGCATTGGGGCAATCTGTTCAAAAGGTGGCAGCAGCCCCGAACAAACCGAACCGGAAACCCAAAAGGAAATTCTGATTTTCGGAAAGCCTGACGGGAAAATCTTTGAAGGTGAAATGCCCGGTGAATGGGCGGGGGATTTGAAATTTGTTCCGCTTGATGTGCCTATGGATGAAGATTTGCAAGAATTTGTTTTCTACCTATCCGCAGCCTATGAAATGGATTTTACCTTTGTGATGGCGTTGATCCAGCAGGAAAGCGGCTTCCGGTCGGATGTTGTGAGTGCAACCAACGATTACGGGCTAATGCAGATCAATGAAGTAAATCACCAATACCTGAAAGAACAGCTTGAAATTGCTGACTTCCTGAACCCCTATGACAATATCAGGGCGGGAATGTTCATATTGCGGAAGCTGTTTGAAAAGTACGAAACCCCGGCAAAGGTGCTGATGGCGTACAACATGGGTGAAGGCGGTGCTTCCTACTTATGGCGGCAAGGCATTTTTGAAATTAACTATTCAAAATCAGTTTTACAAATTCAGCAGGAAATGAACGCTGAATTGGAAAGGAGTTCAAACAATGATTAAGTGTAAACAGGCAATGGAAAGTTCCGCTTGCGGCAAGGTGTGTTGCTGTTTGGAGTGCGAGGAAAGGGAAAGCTGCAAGGATGTATGCACCGAACTTTCCCCGGATTGTGAAGATGCTTTCAGCGAGGAAACAGCCCTTGCAACCATGCAGACAGAAGCGGCGGCGATTATCAAGGGTATTGCAACCCTGACCTTGCAGAAGAAGCAGATTGAGGATCAGGAAAAGGAAATGCGGGTTCAGCTTATGGCGGCAATGGAAAAGTACGGGGTGAAATCCTTTGAAAATGAGGATGTGAAGTTCACCTATGTTGCACCCACCACCCGAACCACCATTGACAGCACAAAGTTGAAGAAAGAATTGCCGGATGTTGCTGCAAAGTATTCCAAAACAAGCAATGTTTCCGCTTCCGTCAAAATCACGGTGAAGTGATGGGCGGTTACTTCGACACAAGGGGAACTTCTGAACATGGTGAAGTGGTTTGTTCGCAGTCACAGCGGAAACACCAACCTTGCCGGAAAACAGCTTGTAAACACCACATTTGCCATGTGAAGGCTTCCCAAAGCGGAACTGAATTTTTCGTTAGAAATTTGAAGAAAGAAGGTGCGTGTTATGACAAGGGCAGAACGGGAAGCGAACCCGGAAGAATCCTTTGATGGTGGTTATCACCTTTACGCAAAGGAAAAGCACAAGGAACGGGTTGCAAAAAATTCTGATCGGATTGCCTTTGCAATCAAGCAGTTTGAATTGAACAACATTGAATTCACCTTGAAGAATGAGCAAAGCGGGCATTTCCATTGTAGAAGAAAATCGGATGATAAGCTGTTCCAATTTTGGGCGGGAACGGGGAAAATTCTTGGTTATGACCGCTTGCGGGGAATTCATTCCCTTATCAAATTACTGTTAGGGTAGGTGATGAAATGGCAGAAGAAAAGCTGTTTGAAGGACAGATTAAAAAACATTTTCATTCGGTGGGTATATATCCGGCGGGCTATCCCACAGACCGAATGAACGCCCCTATGGTGGGATGGTACACCAAAATTTGGGGCGGCGGCTTTCAGAAATCCGGCATACCTGACATTTTGGCTTGCGTGAATGGGGTGATGGTTGCGGTGGAAGTAAAGGCTTCCAATGGCAGACCTTCCGAATTGCAAAAGCTGAATATCAGCCGGATCAATAAATCAGGGGGAATTGGGGTGTTCCTTTACCCGGAAGGGTTTGAACAGTTCAAGGAACTTTTGAAAGGGGTGATAAATTGCGGTATTCACACAGCAGCGTTGATTGCTTTGAAAGATGCAAGCGAAAGTTCAAAATGCGTTATCTTGAAGGAATAACCACTATTCCGGCAACCGAACCTGACAACCCTTTAATTTTGGGGCAAGCGGTTCATACCGGGATTGAAAAAAGCCTTGAAGAAGCAATCAGGGAATATTGTTTCAGCTTCCCGATTATCACGGATGAACACATAAACGAGATAATCAAGTTTGAAACGGTGATCCCGCTTGCAAAAACGGCAATCCCGCCCGGTGGCAAATTTGAAGTTGAAATCAAGGATGATGATTTCCACGGGTTCATTGATTACCTTGTTCCGGCAACAGTCTTTGAACGGGGTGTTGAACTTCCTGATACTTATGATCTTTACGATTTCAAGTATTCAAACAATGTTTCGGGCTACAAACAATCGGGGCAGCTTCACGAATACAAGTATTTCTTCGAGAAGAACAACCCCGGAAAGAAAATTCGGAATATGTTCTTTGTGTTCATTCCCAAAGTAACAATCCGGCAAAAAAAGACAGAAACCCTACTTGAATTCAGGCAACGGCTGAAAAGTGAGTTGTCCGGGGTGGAAGTCAAAGTTGTTCAAATAGAGTTCAACATTGAAAAAGTGATTGAATTCTTGTTTGGAATAAAAGCGGTGAATGAGGAAACAGAGTTCCCGCAAGAAAAAAGTTACCTATGTAGGTATTGTGAATTTCAAGAGTATTGCGAGAAAGGATGGAATTATTTTATGAAATTACCTGAAAACAAGAGAAGGAACATTGAAGCTGTTGAAAAGCGTGTGCTTTGGATTTACGGTGTGCCGTTTTGTGGGAAAACCACCTTTGCAAACGCCTTCCCCGATCCCCTTATGCTGAATACGGATGGCAATATCAAGTTCGTTGATGCCCCGTATATCCGCATTAAGGATGAAGTGAAGGTTGAGGGGCGGCAGACGAAAAGAACGCTTGCTTGGGAGTTGTTCAAGGACACAATTTCCGAATTGGAAAAGAAGGAAAACAGCTTCCGAACAATCATTGTTGACCTGTTGGAAGATTTGTATGAGCATTGCCGCCTTTATATGTATCAGCAAATGGGTATTACCCATGAATCGGATGATTCCTTCCGTGCGTGGGATAAAGTGCGGGGCGAATTCCTGAACACGCTGAAACGCCTGATGAACCTTGACTATGAAAATATTATCCTGATTTCCCATGAGGACACCAGCAAGGATATTACACGCAAGGGCGGCGATAAGATCACGGCTATCAAACCGAACTTGCAGGAAAAGGTTGCAAATAAGGTTGCCGGAATGGTGGATGTGGTTGCCCGCATTGTTGCGGATGGTGATGCCCGAACTTTCAGCTTCAAAAGCAATGAAGTGATTTTCGGCGGCGGGCGTTTGAAGGTGAACGCAAAGGATATTCCCCTTGATGTGGATGCCCTGTTTGCCGTGTATGATGAAGCGAA